AATCAATAAGAATTACAAATGGTGGAAGTGGGTATAGTACATCAATTCTACCAACAGTTACCATATCTGGTGGTGGAGGATCTGGAGCACAAGCAACTGCTTCAGTTGTTAATGGTGGAATAAATGGATTTACAATTACAAATTCTGGAAATAATTATTTCTCAAATCCAGTAGTGACTGTTCCAAATCCAGCAGCACCAGGTGCCGGATCTACAGCTATTGCGAAAGCAGTTATAAATTCTGATGGGTCTATTTCCCAAATTCAGATCGTTAATGCGGGATATGGATATACTCAACAACCTTCCGTTTCAATCACTGCCCCTTCTACTGTAAGTACTGGAGGAACTTTTATCTATAATGAAACTGTTACGGGTTCTCTCTCAAATACCAGTGCTGTAGTTAGATATTACAAAATAAGAACGGATTTGGATATTATAAATCCACCAGGAGAACTAAGAGTTTCTAGTGTTAATGGAAAATTCTCTCCAGGAGAACTTATTGTTGGGTCCGGTTCTTCAGCAACATATATACTTAAATCATATGACGATGATTTTTATGAGGAGTCATTTGATATCAATGAAGAAATTGAAACTGAAGCAGACAACATATTAGACTTTACTGAATCGAATCCATTTGGAGAATATTAATGCTAGGAACTTATTTTTATCACGAACTTATAAGAAAAACCATCGTTGGTTTTGGTACTCTTTTTAATTCAATTTATATTAGACATTTGAATAAAGATGGTACTGTTGCCGAAGAAACCAAAGTCGGATTATCATATGGACCATCTCAAAAGTTTTTAGCAAAAATTCAACAACAATCAGAATTATCAAAATCTGTTGCGATTACTTTGCCAAGAATGTCATTTGAGATGACAGGGATACAATATGATTCTACAAGAAAAACTGGAATAACTCAAACATTTAAAGCATCCGATGGAACAAACTTAAAAAAGGTTTTTATGCCTGTTCCATACAATATCAATTTTGAATTAAATATTTTTAGTAAACTGAGTGATGATGCTCTTCAAATTATAGAGCAAATATTACCGTTTTTTCAACCATCCTTTAATCTAACGGTAGATTTAGTTACTTCTATTGGTGAGAAAAGAGATATTCCAATTGTTCTTGATAGTATAGATTTTCAAGACGATTATGAGGGTGATTTTTCAACCAGAAGAGCTTTAATTTATACTTTAAGATTTACTGCAAAAACTTATATATTTGGTCCTATTTCGGATACTGCCGATGGAATTATTCGTAAGGTCCAAGTCGATCTTCATTCGACAAGTGATACTACAGCAAAACGTGAAGTAAGATATACAGTTACTCCAAAGGCACTTGAAGACAAAAACAGTGATGGAGTAATAAACGCAACAGATGATGCCTTACTTGAACCGGGTGATGATTTTGGATTTAATGATGATTGGAGTTTCTTCCAAGATTCTAAAGAATATAGTCCAACACAACAAACTGATATTTAATACTTATGAGTAATAATTATGATTCTATCGATAGTGCACTCAACACAACGAGTGACATTACTGAAGTGGAATCCCCCAAAAAACTAGAGGTTGTAAAATCAAAATCCAATGACATTGAAAAGGACTATGAGTATAGTCGTGCCAATCTCTATTCCCTCATAGAGAAGGGTCAAGAGGCAATTAATGGTATTATGGAGGTAGCAGGTGAAGGAGGCAGTCCAAGGGCATATGAGGTCGCAGGACAGTTGATTAAGAGTGTTGCCGATACAACTGATAAATTAATTGATCTTCAGAAAAAACTTAAAGACGTTGAAGAAGATTCGAAGAAAACTACAAATAATGTAACTAATAATGCCGTGTTTGTTGGATCAACTTCCGAACTTCAAAAAATGTTGAAGCAGGGTTTCCTAAATAATAAAGAGTAATCTTCTTTAAAAATGATAAATGAAGAGGGACTCCGCGATTGGTTCGGAAAGTCCAAATCAAAAGATGGCAAATCTGGTTGGGTTAATGTTGTAACAGGTGGAACCTGTGCAAGTGATGAACCCGGTGAGGGAACTCCTAAGTGTGTCTCTTCTGCAAAGAGGGCAAGTATGAGTAAGGCAGAGAGACTTTCTGCTCAAAGAAGAAAGAAAAAAGCAGATCCAGGACAGCAACAAAAATCAGGTGCTGCTAAACCAACATATGTTTCTACAGATCCAAAAAAGAAAATGAAAAAAGAAGAAGTAGAAGTAACCGAAGCAAAGGATAAACCAGGTAAAGGTAGTGGTAAGAAAGATGCCTGTTACCATAAGGTCAAATCTCGTTATTCTGTATGGCCTTCTGCTTATGCATCTGGAGCACTAGTCAAGTGCCGTAAGGTTGGTGCTGATAACTGGGGTAATAAGTCAGAGTCTTATGAGTTCTCTAACTGGAGAGATGATTTCCAGGCAACTGAATATGAGTTTATTGATATTGTTGAAGCAGAACCAATCAAAGGTGGTCAAGATATTGATGAAGGACAAAAGTGTTGGAAGGGTTATGAGAAAAAGGGAACCAAAAAGATGTTTGGTAAGACCTATAACAACTGTGTAAAGAAAGAAGAAGTGGAACAAGTTAATGAGATTCATTCACAGGCACATACTCCACACGAAGTTCCATCTGGTTCCAGTTCAAAAGATTTGAAAAAACTTTCAGCAAAAGCAGCAAAAAGAGTTGATGCTGATGTTGATGGTGATGTAGATTCTAAAGATCCAAAAGCATCAGAAATGGGAGAGTTTATTCCATCACCAGATGGAAAGAAAAAGTTAAAACCAAAAGTTAGATTTGAAGAATTTTCTTATTGGAGATCTCAACTTGGTGAGGATTGGCAGAAAGTCAATAAAGGGGATAAAACTGATGGTATGAGTCAGAAAGCAGTTAATGCTTATCGTCGTGAAAATCCTGGTTCTAAACTAAAGACTGCCGTAACTGGTGATCCAAAACCAGGAAGTAAGGATGCAAAGAGACGCAAGTCATTCTGCGCTCGTTCTAAGGGTCAGCAAGACATGCATAATATCGATTGCTCTAAGACCCCAGACAAACCCGTGTGTAAAGCCCGTCGTCGTTGGAAGTGCTGATCAATGAAAAGTTTTCAACAATTTCTCTCAGAAAGCATCACCATTAATGGTGATTTCAATGGAACTCTCAATGTGGGAAGTTCCCAACCAGAACAGGCATCAGAGTCATTTTTTGCCGATGTTGTTTGGGAAGGTAAGTTATACCGTCTTGAAATAGAAGGTAAAATGCTCTCTAAAAATGAATTAGCAGAGCAGATTCAGGGTGAGTATCCTGGTGCTATTGTTCACCAAATTTATCCAGGTCACGTAGATACTTCCAAAATCAAAAACGCACAAAGATATCAACCAGAAAGATTAACTTGGAGTGACTAATGGCTCAATGGAATAAGAACACACAGGACTTTCTAAACCAGGAAAGATCTCTATTTGAGGTATATAATATTGCTGATCACTGGGGAAACCAGACGGACTGGAGACCTCAATTTTCTAATAATAACAGATTAAAGGTTGCTCCATATCAGACAGTGTTCTTCAACACTTTTCAATATGGCAAGGAAACTGATGTCTGGGATGAGAGTGTAGTAGGAGTCGGTGCAACTGCTACTTATAATGCAAATTCCAGTAATGTAGTAATGCAGGTTGGTTCTGCATCTGGAAGTAAAGTAATTCGACAGACCAAGAATGTAATGAGATACATTCCTGGCAGAGCTGCTACTCTTGCGTTTGCAATTCGTCTTGATACTCCACAGGTCGGTATTCGTAGAAGATTTGGATTATTTGATGAAAATAATGGTGCTTACTTTGAGGATGATGGTGGAACTTATTCTTATGTAATTCGTAGTAATACAACAGGTATTGTTACAGAAACCAGAGTCACTAGAGACGATTGGAATGGTGAAAAGTTTGATGGTAATGGATATACTGGTGTAACTGCTGATGCAACAAAACAGCAGATGATTTCCATCAACTATGAATGGTATGGTGCTGGTATTGTAGAGTTTGCCTGGTTAATGCAAAATGAGACAATTCCGTCTCATACATTTGATAATTCAAATACTAATGACTTTGTTTGGTGTTCTACTCCATTCTTACCCATTCGTGTTGAAATTGAAAATGTAACTGGTGTTGCAGGAACTCATTACATGTATCAGGGTTCCAATTCTCTGATTCAGGAAGGTGAACCAGAGAAACTTGGTATTCTTGAAAGTGTTGCTAATCCGATTACTGGAACTACACTGATAGATGCAAATACAT